CTGAATGGACAGAGGATGGAATGTTCTGGTAATTTTACAGCAAGTTCAGGAAGTTGTAATGTAGACTTTGGTGCAGGTATGCTTATCGCACCACGAATAAATATTGATAGTGGAACTTATACAGGAGAAGCTGGAGCTTCATTTATTGTTACAGGAAGTTCAGGCGGAGAGAATATGACTTTTAATGATTCTACTTTTACTGGAGATTCTACAACAAATATATTAATTAACAATGGAACGACAAGTTGTGATTGGAATAATTCAGGAGCTTATGCAGGTAATCTAATTGTTGGTTCAGGAACTTACAGAAGTATAAATGGAACTAATAACAAATGTGGTAATTTAACTGTTGCAACAGGAGGCACGTTAGATGGTTCAGATGATACACTTACAGTATCAGGAGATTTTACTACCAGTGGTGGTCTTATTGGTAAGAGTGGGCTTGACTTTGATGGTGTTGCTAGTAAGGTTGACTGTGGAAGTGACAGCAGTATAGACAATATTTTTGATAGTGGTGGAACCGTAGAAGCTTGGATTAAACCAGATTCAGACGGAGAAGGAAACGATGGTCGTATTGCCGACAAACACAGATGGATTTTTAATGTAGAAGCAGAATCAGGTTCTAAAACGAAATTAAGATTGTATCAATATTTTGATGGTATGGATGCAAGCTTTTCTACTACAGATAGAGTAATTGATATAGGTAAATGGAATCACGTTGCTGTTACGTATGATAACGGTTCACCTTCAAACTTACCTAAAATGTATGTAAATGGTAAACAAGTCGCTTTAACAAATGCACTTTCAACCACAGGAGTTAGAGACTCTGACGAAACAAATGAATTATTAATTGGAAATAGTGCAGCAACATCTAAAACTTTTGATGGTGTTATTGATATGGTAAGACTGTTTAACGATATAAGATCTGAATCTGAAATCCGTAGTAATATGTTTTCGCAGTTAGCTAGTTCAGAAGGTGGATTAGTAGCTCAATATGTATTTGATGAAGGCACAGGCGGTAATGGTGATACTACAGCAGATTCAAGTGCAAACAGTAACACAGGAACTTTAGGCCCAGCAGGTAACGCACCTAACTGGGTAGGAGGAGGAACATTTACACAAGGCACTTCTACGCTTGTATTTGCTAAGTCTGGAACACAAAATTTGAATTTTTATAATTCTGACAATTTCGAAAATATAACAATCAACGCAGGTTCTACAGTTAGTATAACTGGTTTTGGAGTAGCTTCAGGAGCTACTATAGATTTGTTTGGTAATCTTGTAGTTACTGGAACTTTAACAGCTTCAGGCATTTCAGAGTTAAAACTGCGAACGGCAGGTAAGACTCACGACTTTTCAGGAACTATGACTGGATTACACAAACTAGGAGTATCGGTAAGTAGCGGTGATTTAAACCTACCTGCTTTGACTACAAAAAGATTAGATTTAACTTCATCTTCTTCAGTAATAGCAACAGGCAATCATACACTTACAGAAGAGTTAGAAGTAAACAGCGGTACAACCTACAATGCTAATGGTAATACAATAGCTGCAAAAAATGTAGATGTAAATACAGGTACTTTAGATTTAAGAAATTCTACTTTAAATTTTTACACAGGTGCATCAGATACTTGGACAATGTCATCCTCATCAACACTTACAACAGGAAACACAAGAGTGACAGGAGATTCTACAAAAACTCCAACTAACATTCCTGAATCTGCTGGCGGTGGATTTGAGATAGTAGGAGATGTAAGTAATTTAGATGTTACAGGTGATTTAACGGTAATAGGTTCTGTAACTAATTGTACAGGTAACATAAGACAATTCCATCACACCTTAGACACTCAGCAGTTATTGGATGCAGATGAGGCAGGGGATGATGATCTTAGATTAACCAAACCTGCTTTAGATAATGCTTTAGAATTAGTTACAGGATCCTAAACTTATATACTAAACAAGGCAACTGTTATATATACATATATAATATGTAAATTGCAGCTCATCGGTTTGGTAAGAACCAATGCGTATTAATCGAACCTACCTTTGATCTGCACACACACGCAGGTTGTTGGTGTTCAGAGCAGTTAACATATAGACTTCATTTATATGACTGTAAAAACTGTACTTACTTGATCAATAAGTTCGGGATTAACCTTAAGGGCCAACGTAATCAGAATGAGCCGAAATCCCTCCATCCTCTGATTGATCGGCTATCTTTTGATACCCTACTCAAGATGCGACATCGAGACGTCTGTCCTGCGTGTCGGTATTTTGAATTTCTTTTATAGCTACGTTCCGTTAGGGTATTATGGTATTTGCCGATGATATGGCCGATGATCGCAACCTTCATGAGGTTAGATTATCCTATAATAGAATGGCAAGTTTGTTAGTGTTTATAGCTAATGCATTTACCCTAATGTATGTTGGATCTATGGATCCTCAAGATTCAATTTGGTATGGAGCTGTTTCAGGATCTTTTACCTTTGCAATCTTGACAAACGCTTCCTTAACTGCCGAACGTTTAGACGACCTTAAAAGGAGCAGATCTTCCAGATCAAGAGAGAAAGCTAAACCTCTTGGTATGCCCTCTCAGATGATTCCTCCTCAGATGATGCCTCAACAGATGATGCCTCAGATGATGCCTCAACAACAGATGCAACAACAGATGCCTCCACAACAGATGATGCAGAACTTTATTCCTCCGCAAGATGAAAAAGAATATGTTGATCCTGTAACTGGAGAAATCAAGCCTGTTCAAGAAGCCGAGATGTTGGACTAATGGATCCAGCTATTCTGTTTGCATGGGCAATTGTAGTATTTATTTTAACTACAGGAGCAATAAAAGCCGTAGGTAATCAGAATGCAGGATCGTTTAAAATTAGAGATCTTAAAACTAAAGCAGCTACTCAGATCTTCGGAGTTATGGGTATAATTATTTTTGGTGTAGGAGTATTGTTATACGGAGGATATTTAAACAAGATCGAAAATGTAGCAGGTTTAGCAGCTATTACTTATGCTGCTTTTTCTCAATACAGTCCTTTAAACAATGCCTTTTCATTTATGACTGTAGCTTACAAAACAGAGTTTGCTATAGATGATTGGATTCAGATCAGTAATCAAAATGGTAAAGTTATAGGAAAAGCTAAAGATTTTAATTTTAGAGGAATCAAGGTAAGAACTTTTGATATGTCTGAAGTCATTATAAGCTGTGAAGAATTGTTACATTCTTTAGTAGAGAACTTAACTCCTGAACACGTTTTTAGATGGAAGACATCTTTATTTGTTAGCAAAGCTGTTCCTATTGATAAAATAAATAATACAATATTAAGATTCTTAAATGACAATCAAATTATATCTTTACAAGATGAAGAGATTAATCATGAATCATATGTAGAGTATTTTGACGAAATGGACTTTAGACCGTCTTTTAGGAAAGTCGTCGTTTACACATATCACCCTAAATGGATTGATCTTGGAAACGGAGATGTAGATCCAATAGGTTATGAGGTAGCTTATCAGATCACACGAAAGTTTAAATCGGATGTATATGCAGAAATAGCAAAAGAACAAAACAGTTATTTAGATATGTCCTATGTGGTAAGACCATGAAGTTTATTCGCAATATGTTATTCAGTCCAGATCGTTACCCTTCTAACTTTGGAGCTGGAGGTAAGTCAGATGTTGACTTTATTCGTTACATAGAATGGATGTGGATGAAAAGAGTAATTTGGTTATTTGGTTTTATGTTAGGATCAGGAGCTTTAGGACTATATGCAGGTTTATTTTTAGAAGAATATTTCTTAGATGCTGCTATGTATGTTTGGGGAGTAGCTTGGATCTATAATGGATTCTTATTTATGTTAATGATATTGAGTGCTGCATTAGCTACATTGAAAGCTTTGATTGCTAAAGCGTTTTTTGATCCTACAGTTCATGCTGGTCAAGCTGCAATACGAACAGGAAAGATGATGAGAAAGGGAGGACTTTAGAATACGGAAACCATAGTTAGGTTTATATTCTGAAAGTGTATAAGATCTGATAATGACTGTTCCCCCGATGGTTACAATGAAAAGACCAAAAGTAGGTCAACAAATTTCTCAAGATCCTAAACAAGAGATCTCTTCGACTCCTAATCAACCAATAGTAACTCAGCGTCAACAATATGTGGTGTCTACCTCTAAGCTACAGGACAAAAATCAAATGGACGACAGAGAATTGAGTTACTACGTTAAACGTCTAAGAAGTAAGCATTCTCGTCTCACCCGTAAATGGTTTGGTTTGGTTAGGAGACATAATAAAGACGAATGTCCGTATTGTGGATCTTTTACAGGAGGAGGTTTTTGTATAATGCATCAACGAGATTATGATGAATATATGACAGCCGAAGTTATGTTAATGAATAGGAGTTTTATGGAATGAGTGGTTACCACGGATCCCCAGCAGGTTATCTCAACCCCGTAGCGGTTGATCGAATACAGCATCCTGACTTTGATGCTCGTGTCGCAGAGAACACAGTAATGAGAACTGTACAATATCTTTACCCAATTATACATGACTACATGGTTATGTTGAAAGGATTGTGTGAAGCTACTGACGTTCAGTTACCTACAGAATTAGATGATCATATAAATTTCTTAAAACAAGTTAGTGAAAGTCAGATCGATTGGCAACCTCGAGCTATGTTAGGAGATGAAGCTGCTAATGAATTAAATGCAAGATTAAGTTTACATGAGGAGTGGAGCAATCAGGAAGGAAATGCTCACCATTCTATAACTAATTGGGACAATCCATATGGAGAAACCAATACCGTTCAACAAGCTCCACCTCCTCAACAGATGAATCCTTACCAACAACAAATGGGAATGAATCCTTATGGTCAACAACCTATGATGCAACAAGGTGGAGCAAGTATGCTAAAACCTTGGACATGGTTTGGAATTGGAACTGGAGCATCAATGCAACAACCACAAGCTTGGCAATTACCACCCCCTCAAATTGATCAATTAGCTAATGGTGAACAATACTATACAGCAAACGGAGGAGGTCCTCCACCTTTAGCAGTTCAACAAGGATATACAACATTACCTGTAGGAGCTATAGGTTGGAATATGGCAGGACAACCAATTGATATGAATGGAATGGTTGTAGCAACAACAAGTGAAAAGTTAGTTAACTCAGCTCTAACTCATTTCCTCTGATGGCTGTTTACTACACTACACATGGACAAGTCTCTGACTTTCTTCAGATGGATGCCTTTTCAGGATCAACAACTCCAACATCTTCACAAGTTGAATTGCTAATTGAAAACAACGAAACATTTATTGATGAATATACAGATCATGCATGGAGTAGCAGTAGAGCTGGAACTGTAACTAAAGAACCTTTAAAAGTTCAGACAGTAGCTTCTAACACTATTGGAAACAGAGGAGTAATTCAGTTAGATCACTATCCATTAATTTCTTTGACTAACTTACATGTTTGGAAAGGAGGTTCCTTTGTAGATTATGTAGCATCTTCTGATTACACAGCAGGGACATTTACAGATCCTTTAAGTGGAGACTATTGGGTAGATTCTGAAAACGGTAAGATCTATTTGAAAAGTTATCAACAATTTAATTTAAATTCATCTGCTACAGGAGTAAAAGCTTATGCAACGTACACTTATGGTACGGCTTCAACACCAGCAGATATTAGAAAAGCCACTATGTTAATGACTGCAGCAGACGTAGTAAGTATGTTTGATAATTCAGATGCTCAGTTAATTAGTAGTGCAGATCTGAAAACTCAAGCTATGGATATATTAAAATTAAGATCAAGACAGGGAAGAATTATTCCTATTGCTAAAGTGTCAAATAGAATAGAAATAGATAACAGTTTCTTGAGGAGAGCATAATGGTTATAGCTGATCCTGTAACAACAGTTTCAGGATTATTAAATTCTAATTGGAATGCAAGTAACACTAATAGCAGGACTCCTAAGATCGGAGACTCTTGGGATATTGGTAAGTTAAACATGATTAAAAAAGATCTAATAAAGTGCTATGAAGTTTCAGGCACACACGAAGTTGGTTTGGTAGGTAAGACATTAGATCGAGGTTCTTGGAGAGTGAGTGTAGATATGTCTACACCAAAAAGCAGAACTCATTTACGAGATATGTATGGCGAGGTATTAAGGATCTTAAGATTAAAAGAAATAGATCCTAATTCAAGTTATCAATTGTTAAGGCCTGTTTCACGGGTAGATAACACAGATCGGAATAAACGATGGTATCGGTATATTTTAGATTTGGAATTAACAAGCTATGAGGTGATCGCCTAATGACAAACAATGTAAGAATGCCACAGTCGGTTAATGCTTATTGGAATGCAGAGTCTACTTATGGAACTCCTGCTGCTGACGCATTAAACCATACAGGTTCGCTTGACACTTTTGATCCAAGAATGTTTGATAGACAATATACGCCTATTTCCAGTATTGGTCAAAGTAGTAACGCCCATATCTTAAGTGGGCCAATAAACATACAATGTCCACTAAAAATTGGTTTACATGGTTCTGCATGGAGAAATTTCATAGCAAGAGCTTTGGGAATAACCACATACAGTATTAGTGGATCCAAATTAGTAGGACAAAAACTAACTACTGGAATAGATAGTGTTTCAATTTTAGCAGATGAAAAAATTGGATCTAATTTTCAAGCTACTTTAGTATCAGGAGTTTCTTTTAACTCTATTGATCTTGAAGCAGATATGACTACAGGTTCCTTAGCCACTCTAAATTGTGACACTTTAGCCTATTGGAGTGAAGAAGGACCAGCAGGTCAAACATCATACACTGGAGCAAGGGACTTTTCGGCAAGTGGTTTTGTTCGGTCAAATTACGGATCTGTTTCTGCGGGGGCGGTTCCTTCTTCATCTCCTGCTACAGGACAAGACATTACAGTAAAATATGGATCACAAGGAGGAAACTTAGCTACTACTTTAGACAAAGGTTTGAAGATTGATGGCCCTGCTAACAGTTATGTAGAGGTCGGTGAACGCTATATGGTATTCTATGTTAATGATGCTTTGTCTACTGCAGTAAATACAACAGGTCATATAGATCTACAATCTGCTAATGCATTGATTATAGGAGATGGAACAACTTCAGGAGCTAATGGTGGAATTGCTAAGATTATTAATGACGCTTCAGGTTGGGCTTGTGAAGATACAGGATCAAGTGCAAACACTATTCCATCTACTCAATTAGTAAAAGGAATCTATAACACGTCAGGAAACGGTAACGTTTCTGATGATCCTTATTACATATATGCTGTAGATACTTTAACAGAAGTTCCTTATTTAAAATCTTTTAAATTAACATTAGCTAATAATTTAGGATCTATTCCTCAAGCTAAGACAGCCAACTCTATAACTCATACATTACAAAATGCCAACGTGTTTAGAGGAGCTTCAACAGTTACTTTAGAATTAAAGACTACAAGCAAAGACGAAACGTTTTACGATGCTTTACAGTCTGATCTCAAAGTTCCACTTATGGAAATAGCAATTTCAGAAGGTGGATCTTCGTATAAGATAGCATTAACTAATGGTAAGATCATAACACGAACAGCTCCTTATACGGCAGGAACAGAAACTCCAGAAGATTTAGTTATACAATTTTCAGGAGAAGGAACTAAATACGATACAAGTTCGTATGCAATTTCAACTGATTGGTTATTATAATGTTAGGTAGGTTAAATGGTATCAGTAAAAGGACAATTAGAAACGTCACTATTAGACGTAAGTGCAGTTAGAAAGGAATATTGGGAACGTAAAGAAGTATTACTTCCTTCGTTAGCTAAACTCATGCCTAAGAAAAAAAGTTGGTTTGGGTTTCCTTTTTACAGAAATAGATCTCAACACGAGACTCCTAAGATCATAATTAGAAGATTAACAGAAGAAGAATGGCGAGGGATAGATGAAAAGTTTTACAATGAAAAAGCAGATCTGTTAAAGAATAAAAAAGTTTTAGGATCCTTAGCTAACAGAGTAATGAATGGAGAAAAGTTAACTAAAGAAGAATATCAGATCGTGAACGCTGGACAAAGTAAAGCTATGCCAATCTACAAAGGAATGTTGGAAGTTATGATCGAACAACCTAAAATGAATTATGAAGATGTATCTGCTATGTTTGACATACTTGATGATTATGATCGTAACACATTAATGTCTTATGTAAATTTATTAACTTCTCAAAAAGCTGAAGCTGCTAAACGAGTCTTAGAAGATCGTAATAGTGAATTAACTGATCTGCAAAACAAAATGGAGCGATCCCTGTAATGACAACTGTTGATGCCTTGAATATTGTAATGGAAGCTGACACTACTAATTATGAACAAGGCATGAAGAAAGCTGAACAGTCTACGTCAGATCTGAGAAAAGAACAGGACTCTGCTGCTTTCCAAGCTCAAGTGTTAATGGGAGCTATGGAACAATTAACAAGTGGTCTTAATGGATTAGTTGGAGGTTACAGTAAATCAATAAATGCTGCTAAAGATCTTAACATGGTTAACGAAGAACAGTACGAGTCATTACTAAGAACTCAAAAACAAATGGAATTACTTATTGGGCCTTTGGAATTAGTTATTTCAGGGTTTAAGATCTTTAACGCTGTATTGTTATTGAATCCTATAATCTTAGTTGTAGCTGCTATTGCTTTGTTAATCTTAGGACTTACTTACTTAGAATTAAAGACAGGAATAATTACAGATTCTTTTAGAGCTATGGGAGATGCTATACAAGGAATTATTAATTACATAGAAGGTTTAGCTGATGGATTAGATAATTTAACTTCTAAGTTTGACGTAATATCTGATATAGGAGACCGTGTGTCAGGTTATGTAGGGAGTATAACTTAATGGGAACAACAGGCGAATTAGTTATTGATAATTGTACATGGGTAGATCAAAACGCTGGAACCAACAAAAACGGAACTGTTTTAGAAATAAGAGGAGCACATGATGGAAACGATAAAATAATATTATTAGGTTTAGATATTCCAACTACTGCTGCATTAGGGATTCCGTCAGATTCTATAGTGGAGTCAATTGCTATAACCTTAAATAAAAGATCAGGAACTTCTAATTCTACAATTTCATTATTTGGATTAAATAGTTCTTTTGCTGAAAACGAGGCCACATATACTTCTCCTCATGGATTAACTGATTATACATGGGAACTTAGATCTGACGAAAGTAGCAAAGCTCACACTCATTTTTGTTCTAATGTAGCAACAGGAACAGGTGCAACAGGAGATAAAGTGTTTACAGTTCCTAACAATGTAGTTACAGCTATGGGCATTTCTTTTGGAGAAAGCTATCATTTTTCTGTATTGCATGATGACAATAATTATGGATCCACATTAGCTACTTTTGAAGATGACAATAATACAGGAGGTTCAGGAAACGTTCCTACCTATACTATTACTTATACTCAACCTAAACCAACTACTCCAAACATATCTATAGCTCCTTCAGGAACTAATGCTCTTATAGTTAACAAAACTACGCCTACAAATACAGATACAGGAATAACTTTGAATTGGTCAACTTCAGCTACAATAAACGCTTCATCTACTCATCAGGCAGAAATCTCAAACGTTAACTTTGAAAGTTTTGATGGTGCAGATTTAGCTCAGGTTTCAAGTGCTGATTTCTTAGCTTCTGAAGACACCGCTTACTACGTTAGAGCTTTTATGGAAAATGCTACATTTACAAATTCTACTTCTCAAGGATCTAACACTATAAAAATTTCAAGACCTAAAATAGGAACTGTATCTTATTCGACTGCTTTTACTAATACAGGAGACGAAGGAGTAATAACTGTTCCATCTACTAATAGTGTTCATTCAGGTCAATTTAAGAAAATCCATGTTATATGGGAAGGAGCTTCGTCAGGTGAAACTTACAATTCACCAAACTTAGTAACTAAAACATTAACAGCTACAACTAACTCTACAACCATTAAACATATCTTTGGTTCCAGCGGACAAAAATATATTTGGATCGGGATCGAGGACGAACAAGGATTCAAGTCTGATCTTAAATTAATTAGTTCTTTAGGAGTTTCTGTTCCTAACGTTTCTGCCAGATCTGCTACTGCAGTAGGTCAGGCAGCTAAGAAAACTATGTCATTAACTGAGTATGGTTTGTTTGATGATGTTAATGTAGTCAATAGTGTCAGATCTGTAACAGGAGATTCAGGTGTAGAAATATATCATCATAAATGGAAACATTTTTTAGATCCTGCAAATGGAGTATTTGCTACTGCTAATGCTACAGACATAGACAATACTGAACTTGAGGATGGATCTAAAAAGTTAGCTGTTAAAATGTCCAGATCTAACAACTCTACTCTTACAATATTTGGAATAGCTTCCTTTTATGACGATGGTGGCGGAGAAACTGCAGTAGCAGATACAGCAGCAGAATTTGGATCCGAAACAGGTTACTATAGATATGTGTCTGAAAATATAACTGGAGAAGTTGTCTACAACAATACTTTTGCAGATGATTCTCCAACAGGAACTACTAATTATTTTAAACATGTAGATATGGTTGTTGTGACGGCAGGTCAAGACACTTCTGACCCTTGTCACTTTTTTGTTGGACGTATAGATCATATAGCTGGAACTCATAGATTTATAGCTAAACACCTTGCTTACATTGACTCTGATTATGCTTTTGGAGGTTACAAGAGTTTAGCATTTCCAGGTACTAATGATGGAATATTAGACAAGACTAACAATGATATAGAATATACAGGATCAGGAGATGCTTACATTAGAAGAGATGGAATGTTTGAAGTAGGTGACAAGATTTATGTTACATTTAGTTCTACTACTGAATTTAATGGATATTATACTATCAAGACAATTACTGGAGGTGCTGGAGATCTTGGAAACAAAATTACTTTTGAGGAAACTATTTCAGGTTCAGGAGATACTGCAGGTCAAAATATTACTGTTTGTCATGACACAAGAGAAAGAGCAGCTATTCCTTTTGTATTGTATCATGTTGGATCTCCAGCTTCAGCAACAGTAACAATTACTTCAGGAGTTTCTCAAGATCAAGTCGGCACTACTACAGCTACAAGTAATTTGTATATTAACTATCAAAAACCTAAAAGTGTAGATTTAGATACATTAATAGATCAAGGAGACATAGCTTTAGAAAGTTCTAACTATTCTCGAACAGGAGGTCTAGAAGGTAGAGTTCCTATTGGTAAACAAATATATCCTGTAGGTGTAGTAAGAACAAATTCTGGAACTCCTCAAATAGATCTAAAAATAAAAGCTATAACTCAAGCAGGTCTTAGGATCTTGTGGAATATTATGGATGGAAATAGATATGATTATATGTTTATTAATACAAAACGATTAGATACTATTACTTCTTCTCATCGTGATCTTATAATTAAATTAGTAAATGGATCATTAAACAAAGGAGCTTCAGACTCTAAGTTCTATAATGGATCCTTTAAATTTATGATCATAGGTGAAAAGAGGGCTTTAACTTAATGTCACCACCATTACAAGGTCTCAATCCATATGTCTTTCAATTAGATATTAAGATCAATGATATACAGCAAGACTTTGTTTGTTCTAAATTAAATATTACTCACGAAGCTAACTCAGCTTGTACATTAGTTATGGAATTATTAGGGTCATCTACAGCAGATCTGTTTCATTTAGGATCTACAGTAAAGGTTGCAGGTTCTCACGGTTTTGGTGATCTTATAACTCAAGAAACACCTTTTGACAAATATAGAGGTTCTACTGTTTTGCCATTACGATTTAATGGAATTGTAAGATTGTTACAACCTAAATATAATTCAGTAGTAGTAACTTGCACTGATATGGTTAGCACATTAGCTACAGGAGAAGTTAGAAACTATAAAGCTGAAGATTACGTTGGAGATGATTTGTATTACGTTGCTAAATCTATTTTTGATGACTTTAATGAAGTTTCAACAACTTATGGTTCAGCTTTAGGATCTTACGATTTCTGGGGAGGAAGATGGTTTGACACTTCTTTGTTAACTGAAGGATCTGAAATAATGGCCACAGAAGATATGAACATATGGGGAGTTCAAACTCCTAAACAATTTTTAGATAAAGTATTTGGCGAAATGTATAAAGGAATATTTCCATCTGATTATTCTGTTAATCAATATGAAAAAAATGAATACTATAATTGGAAGTATTACATTACTCATCATAATAAAGTATTCTTTTACTACAATGATGTTAACACTATAACTCCAAAAGTGACTCACAAATTAAAAGAAGATTCGGCTGGAATTATGGTTAAAGGAATTCAAGCTCGTATAGATACTTCACGAATGGTTAACAGTTTAACTATTACTAATGTTTCAGATCCTGAAATTTCAGGATTACATGAAGATCAGAATTCAATAGCTAAATATGGCAAAATGTCTAAAACATTTAAGTCTAATTCTACAGATGGTGGAGAGTTACAAGATCAAGCTTACAAATACGTTGAGAGATATAAATTTCCTACATATTCATATACAGTTAAAACAGGAATGAACTTTATGTTCTTGCCAAGTGATTTAGTAGAGATTACAGCTCCAAGTGTAGGTATAGAAGAAGTATTACCTGTAGAGTCCTCTACCTTTACCTTAAACAATGGATCAATAGAATCAACAATTACATTAGGAGAAAGACAGTTACCTATATCAGAATTGATACAACGAAACATTTCTTAAATAAGTTTCAGCATCAAGCTTATATATAATGTTATATATGTTAATTTAACAAAGGTGAAAAATGGTAACTAATACTATATCCGAAAACTTGATCTGCGAATGTGGATCAAGCTGTCAGCCATTCTTGTACATCAAGAAAGTCTATTGTGTAGATTGTGGGGAAGTTTATAACGATCCTAACAACTACGGTTTTAACAAAGCAACAGGAGGAAACTAAATGGATCCAAAAGTTAATGTTAGGCTTAGTGGAAAACAAATAGTAACATTCTTGGATATGCTTGAATCATGTTATGACTTGACTGATCCTGAAAACGAGGAAGAAGCAAAACTTGTAACTTATTTAGACAAAAGATTGGAGGCTTTCTATGTATGATGGCATACTTTTCATTCCTGATAATAAATTAGGAATAGAAAGAGGATATTATACCCGAAACGAATATGTAAAGTTAATGAGAGATAACTGTAAGGATCCTAAGGTTATCTATTTCTTAGCTGATATGTTGGAGGAATAAATGCCAAGAATAGAATTATGTGATAGATGTTGGGATCACGGTATCGAAAGACATTCTATAGGTAATGTATCTCTTACAATTAAAGTATCTCAAAAAGCAGTAAAGTATCATGGAGTAGGACATCTTTGTAAGAACTGCTACCTTGCTTTTGAGGAACACACTACAGGCATAGAGGCAAAGTTAAAATGAGCTTATTAAACGAACATTATCACAATAAGAAAGTAAATGAATACTTATTTTCTTTATTGACTGAAAAGCAATTAGATCATTACTTAGAATGGGAAAAGAGGTTTGCTCATGAGATGAGTCTTAAGAAAGCTATAAGGATGATTTACGAGGCTTATTATGAAGATGAGAAAAGAGATTTCTATGAAGAGGGTTGTCCTGTAGATCACATATTCCATGCTATCTTAGCATTAGTGGAGGTTTACGGTGAGTGATACATTTAGTAAGATCAGTAAAACAAAAGATACTGTAATTCATTATCTTAAGAATGTTTCAGCATCTCGTGAGGATCCTATGTTTATGTATTACTTGATCTTAAAAGAGTATTATCAAGCAACGAGTCCTAAAGGTCGTCAATGTGAAGAAGATGCATTCTTGTCTGATTTGTATGACTTATTACATTATACTCCAAGTGCTGAAACTATCTTTAGAGTAAAGAGGCAAGTTCAGAATACTGACAAGGTATTCCAAGCTTCAAAAGCTACACAAAAGAAAATGAGAGAACGTCAGGACACTTTTAAAGAATGGGCGGTTCATGATAGAAAATACAAAGGTGATTAAATGTCAAGAGAAGAAGAATACAACGGATGGACAAATAGAGAAACTTGGGCAGTAATGCTACATTTAGACAATGACCCGATATTGGTTCAAGAGTATAATGAATTATACGATCAAGTTAAGGAGTTTGAAAATGAGAGTGAAGTATTAGATGATGATAGTAATCTCAGGTATCAATACTCAGATCAACTAAGAGAATGGGTCTCAGATATAATTTCTCCTTATTATTGGAAACAACAAGGAATGGAAATGCCTGAATGGGCTATTGGAATGAATGATGATGTTGGTTCAGTATGGAGAGTAGATTGGGACAGATTAGCTCAATCTATTTGTGATGAAAGAAAATTGCAGGAGGAGAACGAATGAAAGAATATAGGACTATAATGATGGATCCTCCTTGGAATGAAACAGGTGGAGGTAAGATCAAAAGAGGAGCAGACAAACATTACCCTCTAATTAAACCTAAAGATATGCTTCCTGCAATTGTGGATGGAATAAACGACAAAGGAAGAATAGCTGATGATGCTCATTGTTACATATGGGTTACTAACAATTTCCTCAAAGACGGTATCAATATAATGGAAAACTTAGGATTTAGATACATTACGAATATTGTATGGGTCAAGGATAGATTTGGTTTAGGTCAATATTTTAGAGGTCAACATGAGCTTATGTTATTTGGAGTGAAAGGTAAGTTTCATAGAAACAAGATTCCAGATAGTTCTTGTTCTTCAGTGATCCAAGCAAAAAGAAAAAAGCACAGTCAAAAGCCTGAGGAACAATATGTCAGGATAGAATCAATTAGTGCAGGGCCTTATCTGGAATTGTTTGCAAGATCAAAAAGACAAGGCTGGGATGTTTGGGGTAATGAATCTGATACAGATCAAGACGGACAGACTACTTTGGAGGTTACTAATGACTGAATTAGAAGGTGAACATTTTTTACATGATGCTTGGGTAGTTCAATTAGACTCATTAATTGAACACGCTGAGAATTTTAGAAGAGATAATGTAATGAAATACAAAGGTAAACAGCTTGAAGCTTTTGATGTTGGTTTGCATATGATGGTATTGTTAATGGGTGCTATGATAGAAGATATACAATCTGGGAAGTATAAGGATGAATGATTTTACTACAGCACTTATATTGTCTATATTTTTTCTAATAATGTTTATTGGAGGATTTTGGTTAGGTGTTTATTGGCAAATAGGGAAGGAAAAATAATGGGAGTTCCACCAATTCAAGGTCTAAATCGTAGGATCCATAACCACAACTGTCCTAAGTGTGGAGATCGTATTCCTAACCCTACAAAGTCTGCAAGAATGTGGAATGGATATTGTGGACATTGTTATGGTTGGTTGAGACAACAAAGTAATAAACTGACGGTAGATATAGGAAACAAAGGTGATTAGCAATGACAGATGACTTAATTCCATTTCAATATGAAGGAAAGTATTACACTCCAGAAAGTGTTACAGTTTATACTTCTGGAAGAATATGGGCAAGAAAACAAAAACAAATATTAGATGAGTCAGATCCTGACAGTAAAGAATTTGGCGAATGGTTAAGATCTAAGTTACTTCCAAAAGGAGGAAGGGCAAGAATAGATAGTAATGGTAATGTTTACTTAAGAGGTAAACAAGTTAAACATATTGACTTCAATCCAAAGTGGATGAATCCTGAAAGACATGCACAGGATATTTGGACTGACGTTATAGCAAAGTTATGGGGTGAATTATGATCCTCGAACAAAACAAAGGAGAAAAAAATGGCAACAATAAGAAGCATCAGAGTTAGTGCTGGAGAGACTATCAACTCTGGAGATTTCAACTCAGTAAGAGGAGACATCTCTGTAGAGGTTGATCTGTCGAATTCAGATCTGACAAACAAAGGCACAGCAATAAGTAAACCAACATTAAAGCGTATAAACGCTACGGTTGACAAGATCCTATTTGAGGAATTAAATAGAAGAGTAGCTCTTCAAAAGCAGAGGAATAGAAGATGATAATAGCTTGTGCTACTTGTGATACTGTTTTATATGAGATTACAGTAAATGTAGATCCAGATCATATAAACCCAAATATACATAACTGTCCTAATTGTTCAGTTGAAGATTACATTACAGGTGAACGATGAGTGTTACAGAAATGGATGAATGTGCTTGTCCAGCGTGTGGCGTAGAGTTGTTTGAAAACTGTTGTAGTCAATGCGGTGAAGTTTATGGAGACTGTTAATATAGATTGATATATAACCTCATATATGATACACGAAGAAGATTTGAAAGCTAAATTAATAGATCTTAAAATTAGAGATAGATATTGGCAGATCTGTGACAAGTGTGGAAATAAAGAAGCACAAAAACAAATATGTCAATGTCCTGTTTGTAAAAAAGTTGAGAATCCTAAGAAAAGGATGTTTGTTCATCTTAACGAACCTTGTCCAAAGACAATAGACTGGTCAAGCTTTGACGAAGAAACTAAAACATATTTAAGAACAGGATGTTATGATACTTGGGCATTATGTGACAGTTGTAGTAGAAGACTTCAGATCTACGCTGACTGGTCTAAACCACACCCTGATCTATTATCTATATAATACAAATAGTTTCTTATTTATATTATATAATAAATCTAATAAGTTGTATAGGTTAATTCAACTAATTTATAAGGGGCAATCTATTACGGAATAAGCATGGGAAGAAAAACAAAGGGTCAAGAGAACCGAATTATCAGGACAGTGTCAGTAGAACCTACCCTATGGAAAACATTTAAATTGTGGTGTAAACACAATCACAAGTCAATGTCAGACATGATAGAGTTTTTAATAGTAAAAGTAATGGATGAGGATAGAGATCTTCTTTCATTAACTACAGAAGCAGATGACGTAAGATCAAGGATCCAATTAAGTAAGTATAGGATCCAGAAGGAAAGAACTGAGTGTGAGTCTTTAGAGACAGAACTTAGACTTTTAGAAGATCGTATGGCAGTTGTTCAAATAGAAGAAAAACAAGCAGTTAAGTCTGTGATCGAAAAGTTTAGGGAGTTGAAAAATGAACACAGAGACTGAATGTAAGAAAAAGAAAAAAAAGAAACTGTTAGAATTAATGGCAGAACAAAGGGGGATGACTAAAGAATGAAACCAGCTATTCAAGAACACTTATTAGAATTGTTAGGATTGATAAGTAAAGAAATAGACGAAGTTATTTATTTTATAGAAAATGAAGACTAAAACAACTATACTGAGTTATGGAGGAGGGACAAACTCTACTGCATTATTGTTAGAATGGATCAATAGAGGTAAACAATTGGATGCTGTTATATTTGCTGACACAGGATCAGAACAACCTTACACATATGAGTTTATAGATCAATACGTCAAACCTTTTTGTGAAGATCATAATATTCCTTTTGAAATAGTTTTTTACAAAGCTGGACCTCGAGTAGGTGCAGTTCAGAAAGGAGATTGGGAAGAAGGTCAAAAAGTAACTATATATGATTGGTACACTTATACTCGGTCAGTTCCTTCAGTATGGAAACGATCTTGCACAGATAATTTTAAGATTATACCAATTACAAGATTAGTCAAAGAAAAATACCCTGACTCTTTAGAATTGATAGGAATAGATTCAGGAGAGAGTCATAGAGCTAAACAAGTAGAGGATCCTGAAACGGGAGAGATGATCTACCTATATCCAAATAAAAAATACCCTTTAATTGACTGGGAGATAGATCGAGAAGGATGCCGTAGAATTATTGAAGAATATGGATGGCCTAACCCTAAGAAGTCAGGATGTTATTTTTGTCCATTTCAAAGCAAAAAAAGTTGGATAGATCTTTATCATAAGTCTCCCGAACTTTTTAACAAATCTTTAGAATTAGAAATTAACAGTAAAAAGTTTCCAGAATTTCCTTTATTTGTAAGAGCTAAACCTAACAGGTTAGATTGGTTAAAAAGAGAAATAGAGACTCAGACTAATATTTTTGACTACATGGACTCGTGTGAAGTTCCAGAAGAAAATGATCCTATGCCTTGTGATTGTTATGATGGGTATTAATTGAGATATATTATTATATATACCTATACAATCGTATATTATGTCACAGACATATTTGCTTACAATTACAGACGAATACTCAGAAATTTGGAAAAAGTTTAAGGATCATGCTAAGAAACAAAGATGGCCTGTTTCAGATCTGTTAAGAGAAACAATAAGAGAAAAGGTAGAGAAGATTGAATGACTTATAGAGTGACGAAGACCTATGGGAACGAAAAGGGTCTCTCATGTGCATTTAGACAATGGAGAGCTGACTCTCATTGTAAACTAATTCATGGTTATAGTTTAGGATTTAGATTCACATTCGAGGCCCAAACTCTTGACGACAGAAATTGGGTATATGACTTTGGAGGAATGAAACCTATCAAAGCATTTTTAGAAAAGCATTTCGATCATGTAATGATGGTAGCTTCAGATGATCCTGAAATTGAAAGACTCAAGGATCTTACAGATATAGCTAATGTTAGGATCCTAAGAAATGTAGGTTGTGAAGCTTTTGCTGAATTTGTTTTTTCATATTGGTGTAATAAAATAGATCATGAAACTACAGGAAGAGTTAGATTAGTATCTGTGGAATGTTTTGAACATGGATCCAATAGTGCCACTTTTGGAAGAAGATTATGAGCGATCCTCATTTACCAAGAAAATATACTTATTCTGAGATTTTCAATTCTATACAAGGAGAAGGTTACTATACAGGATCACATACTTTGTGGATAAGATTCTTTGGTTGTAATTTACAATGTAATGGTTTTGGACAATTAGATCCTTCCGATCCTGAGTCTTATGAATTGCCATACAAGGATTATGATCTGGAAGGAATAGAGAAGGTAGAAGATCTGCCTGTGTGGGAGAAAGGTTGTGATAGTTCTTACACTTGGTCATCTAAGTTTAAACATTTAATGAAACAAGCTACAGCTAAAGAAATAGTTAAAAAAATAAATGAAGTAGCTATTACTGATACTAATCCTATAGGAGGTTTCTATCACCCCAGATCAAAACAAACAGCACACCTTTGTATTACAGGAGGTGAACCATTAATGAGATCTGCTCAGAAATGTGTAATAGAAATGAACGAAGAATGGGATTATTTAATTACACCTAAATGTATTACATGGGAGACTAATGGGACTCAGAAATTGTCTACAGAATTTACAGATTATTTACTCGACAGGAATAAATGGAACATTCCTGTATTTTTTTCTGTATCTCCTAAACTATGGACAGTTGCAGGAGAGAAAAGAGAACGAGCTATAAAACCAAAAGTAGTAAAAGATTATTACAATTTAGGAAACATAGTTAACAGAAGAACTTCAATAGGATCACCATCAGGACAATTGAAGTTTGTTTTAGGATCAAAAAGAGAACAATGGAATGAGATGGAAGAGGTTCTTCAATTATATAGAGATGAAGGAATTGATTGGCCTGTTTACATTATGCCTGTAGGAGCTACAGTAGAAGAACAAGAAGCTTCAGCTGGTAAAATAGCTAAGATGGCATACGAGAGAGGTTACAATGTCTCAGGTAGATTACATTGTTATTTATTTGGTAACGCAATAGGAACATAAATATGTCAAGAAACAATAGAGAACTAACAGAAGAAGCAGTATATGATTTGTTACTTTCAATAGGAGAAGATCCTGAAAGAGACGGATTGAAAGACACACCAAAAAGAGTAGCTAAGTTATGGAACGAGTTTTTGAACCCAGATGAATTTACTTGCACTACTTTTAAGAATAAAGATTACGATCAGATGATAATATCAAAAGGTTTAAAATTTTATTCATTCTGTGAGCATCATATGATCCCGTTCTTTGGAACTTGTTCTATAGGTTACATTCCAGATGGTAAAATAGTAGGGATCTCTAAATTAGCAAGAACGTTAGATAAGTTTTCAAGAAGACTAAATACTCAAGAATACATGACAGAAGATATTGCTAAGTTTTTATGGAATGAATTAAAACCAAGAGGTCTTGGAGTTGTATGTAGAGGAAGACATCTATGTCAGGAAATGAGAGGAATTAAAAAGGAAGGAAACATGGTTACAAGTTCATTAATGGGATTCATGAAAGACGATCATAAAGCAAGAGATGAATTCTTAGAGTTTACGGAGGAGTAATGGAGATCTACAAAAAAGTTCCAGTTAAACAATTTATGATAGCTGACTTTGAAGTAGAAGGATTTCATCATTACCCTATGGCTCCTGAGCCTGTAGAGTTTTTACAATATGATCACAGACATTTATTTCAGATCAGAATGGCATGGACTGTAGATCATGCTAACAGAGAAAAAGAGATCTTTATCTACACAGACAAGGTTAAGAATTGGATCCAAACCACATTTGGGTCTCCCGCACAATTTAATAACCGTAGCTGTGAGATGATAGCAGAAATACTTTTAGAAGAATTTGACTGCGAATGGGTAGAGGTTTTGGAAGATGGTAAAGGCGGAGGAAGGGTTGAGAAGTGAAAGTTCATTTTGCTGGATTAGAACAAATGGACTCTGCCTGTGTATTGAATAAGGTATGTGGAGTTCAGTATGGTCTTTTTTCAGTTTTTCCTTTTATTGCAGATCAATTTGACATAAAAGCAGTCAAATTTAAGATGACAATTCCTAAGGTTGCCAATTACTTAGATAAACATTACAAGCACGTTATAATGGATTCAGGTTTATTTACATTAATGTTTGGAGCACACGCTGGACCTCGTGATGCTAAATTTGTAGAAGCTTGGCAGAAAGCTATAATTCGTTTTGTTTTAGAAACAGGATATAAAGGAACAGTTGTAGAAGTAGACTGTCAGAAGATCTTAGGAGTTGATCATGCTTGGAAGTTAAGAAAAGAACTTAGAGAAGCTTTACCTAATCAACAAATGAATGTTTGGCATATAGATGATGGTATTAATGGATTAAAAGAAATGGCGGCTTGGTCAAAATACATAGCGTTAAGTATTCCTGAGTTTAGATCATTAGGCTGGGATAACCTACCTATGAGAACTTTAGGCCTTTGTCAGATCATAAAAAAAGTTAATCCTGATATTAAGATCCATCTGTTAGGATGTACACAAAAAGATATAATGAAAGTAACTAAATTCTGTGATAGTTCAGATTCTACTTCATGGAATGCTGTAAACAGATATGGAGTTGGAACAGTATTGTCTAATGATGGATTTAAAAAAGTACAAGTAAGAAATATGAAGAAACATGCCGATCTGTTAGTTCCTGAAATAGAAAAGATATTTTTACAGGATCAAATAGTTCCAACAGGAAAAGAGTCACAGAATATGACTTATTATGGTAATTATGCTATATCTGTAATGACATTAAAAGAACAATATAGCCGTTACGCTGGAAATCAAAATTGAGGAAATATGAATAAAACACAATTAGTAGAAATGAACATTGAGGACTTAGTCCCTGCTGACTGGAATTACAAAAGTGATGGAACCTCTGAAGAGATCACTAAACTAAGTAAATCCATTATAGAAGATCAATCCGCTGGGGTTGTAGCTGTTAGAGAACTTGATGATAAGTTTGAAGTTATAGATGGTAATCATCGTTTAGAGGCTCTTAAATTATTAAAGTGGAAAAAGGTTCCATGTGAGAACTTTGGATCTATTAGTAAAGCAAAAGCAATTACTATAGCAAGAAGACGTAATCATAAATGGTTTGATGATGATCTTTTAGCTTATGCAGATCTGTTTGCTAATGAAGTTCTAAAGGAATATGACATTGAGACATTACAAACGTTTATGCCTGACACAACAGAAGAAATGAAGAACTTTGAAAAGTTATTAGAATTTGATTGGGAAGAAATGGATATAGGACCAAACAAGACTGCTGAAGATCCTAAACCAAATATGATAACTTGTCCTTCGTGTGGAGAGTCCTTTGAGCAATAAAAACAATTTTAACAAACAGTATCAACGTAATAATATTAGTAGATTGTTAAGGATCTCTAATAGAAATAGAAATGCTTTACGTTGGGGAAAGAATGAAACAGATGAACATATTACTATGAAGTTTCAGATCTGTAAGACGTTAAAAGAATGGGATCATGAGTTTTACACAGAAGCTATATTTGATGATTCAGGATTGAGAGCTGATGTTATTGATGCTGATGAAGGTATTGTATATGAAGTAGTTAGTTCTGAAGAGAAAGAGTCTATAGAAAGAAAGAAAAGTCTCTATCCTTTAGAAGTAAGAGTCATTGAAGCAGATCAGGAATTTACACCTAAGTTGTTGTTATAGATGCCAATAAAATATAATGAATCAGTAAAAGAGAAAGCTCGTTATTATTACCTTAACGGAGAAAGCTATGCGTTCATTATAAAATCTTTAAAGGAAGAATTTGATGTAAATGTTTCCAAAGGAACCCTTTCTAAATGGAAACTATCCAATAAATGGGAAGAGAGTAAAGATCGAATTCGTGAGGAAGTAGTAAACGGAACTGAACAGAAAGCTACATATACGCTTAGTAGAAGGTTAAAAGTCTTAGATAATTTAGAATTACAATTTATTAAAAAGCTAAGTATGTTTAAGGAAGACAAAGTCTTAGACATTAAACCTGACGAATATATTAGGATCATAAGAGAAGCAGAAAGGTTACAGGATGCTGTTGATGCTAAAGGAGTAATAGTTAAACTTGTATCAGAGAAACTTCCAAGAATCCTTAAACAGTCTGGATTGACTCAAAAACAAATAAATACTATAATAAGAAATTGGATAGAGGAAACTAAAGAAATATGAGTTTTAGAATTAGAGACGATAAGACAGGAGAGGTTCTATTTGAAACAGATAATATAATAGATCTTATGGATAAGTTAGAAGAATATGAATTTGTTCATGATCGATTAGTAAAAGGAGTATCTGCAAGGATTTCAGATTACGGGAAGAAGAAAATAAATGGATGAGGCAGAACTTATAGATCTATTTAATGGATCCTTATTAGATCATATACAACAAGAGAAGTTACCATACTTAGATTTTGCTAATGAAGTGTTAGAGGACTTTATGAGATTAGAACCTTCTAAGTTTGTTCCTTTATCTCCTATGCATGAAGAATGGTTTGATTGTATTGATCAGAATACTTTTAGTGGAATCTTATGTGCAAGAGGTCACTTGAAAACTACATTTATTTTAACTTATTGTGCTTATATGATGGCCAATAATCCTAATTTTAGAGCTTTGTATTTGTCGGCTACTATTGATCAGGCTCTCGATAAGTTAGAACAATTTGAGGAAATTACGAGAAGAACCTTTTGGTTAAGTCCTATGATTAAAGAAAGAACAGATCGTGGAGGTTGGAGAAGAGGAGCTAAGTATTTTAAAAATGGTTCAAGAATCCAAGCAGCTTCAGTTGGTAAAGCTTTAGAAGGTCCTCACGTTCATTTAATAATTTTAGATGACGTTATTGCAGAGTTTCCCAGACTATCAGATGAGAAAAGCATACATTACATAAGAAGAGTAGTTATGCCAATGAGATTACCCGAAGGCAAAGTAGTATTGATAGGAACTCAAAAAAGAATTAATGATGCTGCAGATTGGGTAACTAAATCAAAGGAATGGGGTTCATTGAGACATCCAGCACTTTTGAAAGATGGAACTCCTCGATGGAAAGAATATTGGACTTTAGAAAGATTAGAGAAAGAAAAGCATACGATGGGTTCGAGAGCTTTTGAGTCAGAGTATTTGTTAAATCCTATTGATCCTGAGAGTGCTTTAATCACTTGGGAAGTTATAGAACCTTGTTTAGATGACAACTTAGGAATGGGAGTAGTTCCAGAAGGTTGGGAAATCGTGATGGGAGTTGATCTGGCTGTCGGTATAGATCAGAGAAATGACGAAACATCTTACTGTGTATTAGCTTGGAACAGAGACACTAATGATCGTCAAGTAGTTTATCAATGGACAGGTAAAGTAATTGCAGAAGGTGAAGGTTGGTTAAGAAAACAAGTAGAGAATATTGTTTCTTTATCCGATAAGTATAAACCTACCAAGATAATGATTGAAACTAATGGCTTCCAAAGACTCGTTGCTCATGCAGCAGAAACCCTCGCAGGTTTAC